AACAGGCATATCCACTGAGGCCATAGTTGCGCCAACATTAGACCCCTGCTTGTCTGCCACACCAAACCACGAAGTTGAGTTTGTAACATCTGTCCCATTAACTCTTAACCATATAAACGCATCGTGAATTTGAGATGATGAGTTTACAAAGGTACACTCAGCGTGAACATTATATAGCCCAGCATAGTCCACAGTCATCTGGTTGCTAGCTAAAGACATTCCATATAGATACTGGGAACTGTTTAAGACAGCCACTGTAGGTGTGTCTGCGGTAAAGGTTTGATTGGCTGTATTGTAAAAGAAACCAAATGGATATTTATTTGCGGCGGCTGAAGATAAAGATGTAGCCATCAAGAGGATAATAGAGTCAGGGCCAATGCGCCTGTCTTCGATGGTTGTGCTGGTTGCGCCACCAGTTGCAAGCGTAACTGTTCCAGTGGAGTTAATCTTGCCTTCCATTATGTTGTTTACAATTTCTGCAACGTCACGGGGCTGACCGCCTTGAAATGGAAGTTTTCTATACTGATTAGCCATTATCTACGACCTATTGTAGAAACATCCACATCTATTCCTTGAGCTTTTTTCCAGCCACCAGAGATATTTAACCTTACCTTGTGATACCTACCTCCAGACCTAACAGGTATGTAGTTATCTGAATTTAGAGATGAAGCTGTGCCAAATGATGACTCATCTACTTGTTTACTCCTTGACGCAACTTGTGCAGTAACCGCAGCAGACTGACTTTGAAATACTGTAACGTATGGCACAATATTCCTAATAACTGAGTTAAACCCAGGCTTTGCTTCAAATTCAGAAGTTTCAATAATAGCTGGTAGCGTTGCACCAGTAAAAGACTGAATCTTTTTATCTTTTGAAGCAGCAAAAAAGAACTCACCACCTCTATAAAAAGCAGAATCCAAAGAAGCAGGAAGAGTGTCAACACTAGAACTAATGTTATCAAGATTTTCAAGAGTGTAGCCAGAAGTATATACAGGAGCGATAGTGTCAGCCACAACTTCCGCAGTAGACCACCTATTGAGCGTGTACTTGTAGATAAGAAGTTTATCAGGCGTACCATTTATTGACTCCCTGCTAGGATAAGACCAAACAACAGTTTGATTAACAGGGTCTACAGAGGCACTCATGTTTTGAGAAAAGCCACTGTTAAAATCATCTAAGAAAAATTTGTTTATCTTTTCTGCACCAATAGCTTTAGACGATTGACCATCAAACATATAAAAACCATCATCTGACAGATAAAATACAGTATGACCAACATTGCAGACACTATTAGGAACTTTACAGCCTCGATTGGTTTCTACCTTGTCAAATTGAAATATAAGAGGAGATCCAATGTAAGAACCTCTAACGATACCTTTTTCCAAAAGAATAGTCGCATACTCTCCACCAACCAAACCTGTCACATAACCTAAGTCAGAAATGTCCTGAAAGTCAGCTTGAGTTACAGGGTTTACAGCCCAGCTTGTATGATCGTTAATTGCAGACCAACGAACACGCCAAGGTCTATTCCCATCAGTAGAGTCGTTAGTATATCCAGTAAAAACAAAATCACGCACCACTGCAATGTATTTTGCCTTTGGCGCGTCAGCAGAAAGATCAGCAAATAAACCACCTGCCGCAGCTGCCTTATATTGTATAGGGTCAGCAAAGTTAGTTGCTATAACATCTTCACCAAACTGAACAAAACGCCACTTGTCGTTTGCTCCAGTAGAGTAGTCGCCAGACTTGCTTTCATTGCTTAATGAACTATCAGTAGCGTCAAGCCTATATATCTTTGTTCTATCTGCCGCATATAAGGCAAAAGCCCCCTCATCATTCTTTGCAGCATACATAGATACAATTTTTTCATCTGCAACACCGCTAACAGGTGCTAAAGAATTTATGCTTGTATAGCCAGTTGCCGCAGGAATAACATTAGTAGCAACAGTAGTTCCAGGGTTGTTAAAGTCAGATTGATCTGGAAGAAACTCACCAAAATTTATCATTGTATATTCCAATTTCCATCGCTAACACTTGGCTGTGTCCAGCTTTCATCACCTGCGGAAATGACAGACCAAACCTCATCTCCAGGTTCAACTTCAGACCACATCTCATTACCAGCAGATACCTCAGACCATACCTCATTTTCCTGAGCAACAATAGACCATTTTTCGCCTAATATCTCGCCAGTGCCTAAAATTTGTGCAGATGAACTAACAACAGACTGAGCCACAACCTCATAGTTACCTGCTGATACCATATCTGCGCTAGGTTGCAGTGAGGAGCTACCCAGTATAACTATGCTACCTTCAGCAGTCAGAGATGCTGGGCCAACCACCATAGAAGACCCAAACTGTATCCTTATGCCCTCAGAGGCTACAGAAGCCGTTGTGGGGACGTTTGAAGCACCTACCTGTATTCTTATACCAGAAGAGGCTACAGACGCACTAGTGGAAGGCTGTGAAGCCCCTACCTGTATTCGTATGCCAGTAGATGATATGGAGGCAGATGTAGAGAGCGCAGATGCGCCCACCTGTATCCTAACGCCTTCAGACGCTACAGACGCGCTAGTCGATGGCGTAGACTCGCCTTCGCGTAAAGCCGCAGTTTCCCAAATGGGATTGTCAAGGCTGTAGGGCAGGGAGTCGATAGTCCCCCAGTTATCTAGTTGTTCTAAAGTTGGCCCTACAATCTCAGCCATAATTAGGCCGCAGTAATGTCAACACCGCCAACCGCAACCTTGAAGATGTCTCCAGTTGCAATAGTTTTAGATGCTGTTAATGCCCCATGAAACAATAGATTGCCACTGGTTGAGGCATCCCACACACCAATATGCGTAATAGTTCCCCAGTTCCCAGTAGCTGCTGAAAACTCTACAGCCGCGTCGTTGCTGGCAGTTGCACTAGAAGCAGATCCAAATGAAATAGCTTGACGTGTATATCCACTACCACTTAACTCAGCACCACTTCCATCATCAGTTGGTGATGTGGTGTGAAGGCTAAGATACACAGCCGCAGGAGCAGATGTGCTAGTTGTTCCTAAAAAATGATCCAGAAATTTGTTTTCCAGATAATCACTCATTGCACTCATAGGTATTCTCCATAGTCAGATTTCATAAACAGGCCACTACCTGCGTGTTTGCCACGTTGCTCTTCTCTTTTAATCTCTTCAATAGCTCTACCAAAAAGCTGTTCATATAAACCAGTTTTTTGATCGTCTAAAAGATAGACACTTGCAGCAGCTAGAGATCCATACAAATAAGCGTCTGGATGACGAGTTAAAATTGTGTTTGTAGTATTCGTGTCAGATAATGCAGGTGTACCCTCACTGTAAACAATTTCAGCCGTGTAATCTGCATCAGGTACTGGGGCAAACTTAATCTCCCCACCAATAACTGTATAAGCTCTTGGGCGACCACCTGCACTAGAATACTTCTCNTCTAGCTTAATTGGGGTGTAATACTCAAGAACCTCGATGGGGNTAATGTTTAACTTTACCAAACGTACAGAGCGTAGGTCTGTTGGCAACGAAACAAATGAGTCTCCAGATGTGATAGATGCGGTAGCTCTTTTTTCCTGAGAACGCGCCTCTAACTCTCTGCTCATACGAGCTTCAGCCAATGAGATAAAATCAGGTATTTGTGTGGTTAAATCATCTCTAGCAAGAAAACTAGCAATAGAAGACTGTAATTCAGAGTACGTTCCAATAGCCATTATATATTTCCACCACCAGTTCTAAATAAACGATTATCAGGCTCATTTAACCATTGCTTCCAACCTTTAGGGTTGTCTTTTGGTCTGCCTAATTTTTCTACTAGCTGATGATACAGTGCATTGGGTATATCTGCAACGTGTTGTTGGTGATTTTGAGTATTACCAATTAATGCGTTTTTCCTGTAGTCATTAGCCTTTTCCCTGTTAGACTTTATCAGGGCATCAACATTTTGTTTAGTTTCAAATACAAATCCACCATCAACGTCCATATGACACCAGGTTTCTGAGCCTGTAAGCGGATCTACCTTTACCAATCTTTTAGACATATCATTCTCCTCTATGAAAAAGGAGGTAGGCCAACCAAGACCCACCTCCCCTAGTTCAAAGTGAGTTACAAACTACGAAAGGTTGTAAACAGCACCATGTGCTTTTGGAGCAGATACTTTTAGTGTCCACTCAGTGATGATTTGGAATTTCTCCGCATCACCAGTTTTTGCAAGAGACTGAACGTCAAAGTTACGACCAGGCAATGTGCAGATCGAAGCATAGTCTGTGTCAAGCAAGTAAACGCGATCACTAGGTGTGAAACGATCAATTGCTACGTCTAGCTGACCAAAGTCAGAAAGATACAAAGAAACAGAACCAACGATAGCGGCTTCACGAGGGGCAGTATAGTTGATTTGGTTCGTTGCAACAGAGCCACCATTCAAGTCACTGAAGGCAGCTTTTTTGGTAGGAGACACAAGTAGCATATTTGGCTGACCGCCATCTGTGTATGCAGCTTGCATAGCGTTGTCGATCATTGCAAGTGTCATTGTACGGTCTGTACCATCGTCAGATGGAATGTGCGTACCAAGACCAACACCAGCGTTGAAAGCAGTCTCGTCACCAGCAATATCTGCGTTGGTGATCCAGCTTGCAAGTGAGCCAGCTTTACGAGTTGCAGAACCATCACGAGCNACAGGAGTCGTAAGGTTCAATTCGATGTCACGGCGAAGCTCAAGACCTTTAAGGACTTTTTGGTATGCNACTTCTTTTGCACGNCCAGCTTTGTCAACGGCATCAAGCGTACCAGATACAGACGCATCTTTTTGCGAAATCTGCATATAGTTGCCCAAACGAACAGTCGCAGTTGGTGTGTCATAAGTAGCGTCAACACCTTCAGCTTGTGCGTTGTTTGAGGCAGCAGCAGCTAGTTCTTGTACTTGCCATTCGACAAATACGCCNNTNCCTGTTTCTTTTTTAAGACCAGAAAATACAGGAGTTTCAGTTGGGTCAATTCGTGTGATTACGTCAGCAAGGTCTTCGCGCTCGCCAACAGCAGTAGTAGTAGTATGTACAGCCATTATTTAGTTCTCTCTAATAAAAAGTTTACGGCATCCTCTTTGGAGCCAGTTTTGTTTAGGCGTTCAAAAGCCTGTTTATTGCGAGTGGTTTTACGCTCTTTATTAGTCTTTGGCGTTCCAGATTTGACTGCTTTTGGTGCGTTCTTAACCTTCTTAGTGGCCTGTGGTCTCTTTGACATTAACTCATCATAGAGATAGGCTTTTCGTAAGGCTTCAATGGCTCTTGAGTCACTTGCTGCGTCAAGTTCTTGAGGTGTAAAACCTATGCGCTGGGCATAGTTAATGACAGCCTGTTTCTCTTTTGTAGCAACTTCTTCATCGCGCCATTCAGGAATACGCTCTAACATACGCTGTTGCTCTTGAACTAATCGTTCTTGATGAGCTTGCATCATTTGTTGTTGCTGCTCTTGAGCCACGCGATTTTGTTCAGCTTGAACTTTAATCACGTTATCTTTGCGTTCACGATAAGCATCACGCTGACGTGTCCACTCAAGAGGGTCTTCCTGGTAGAGCTTGTCCCAGTATTCTTTGGGAGGCTCTTGCACCGCAGTAAGTCTAGCCTGTATTTGCGCCAAGGCTTGAGCGTACTGTTCGCGTTGTGCCGCCAATGCTTGCGTTTCTGCTTCAGAGTTTTTTCGTATCTCTGCGGCTTCCTGCAACCTACGTTGTGCGGCTTGTTCTAATTGATAAGATTTGACAAGCTCTTCAGAAGTTACTTGTTTTTCCTCTCCATCAATCTTTACGGTATAAAGTTCTTCCTCTACTTCGTTAGGATCAACATCATACTCTTCATCATCAGATTCGTCTTCAGAATCAGATAGCTCTTCAGCGTCATCTTCCTCAGTTTCTTCTTCAAATGTTTCAGCTTCATCAGTTTCAAACTCTGTCTCAACTTCTTCAGCTACAGGCTCTTGAGTATCTTCGCTTGCCTCTTCAGGGGCTTCAACATTCAAGAGTAGGTCAACAGCTTGACCTTGATTTAACGATTCACCAGATCCTAAAAGGGTACTTGTTTCGTCGTTCATTTTTTAATCTCCTCAGATTATTCAGTTTCATTTATTTGCATACTTGCAAGTTTGCCTGTCATGGCTACCTCTTCCAGATTTTGTTTCACACTCCTCAGTGCTTGTATCATCTGAAAGATTTTTTCCCTGCCTTCTTCATCTCTGACAGGAGAACTTTTCCAAGCCTCTATATATTCATCCTCAAGAATAGAAAAAGACTCACTTAATAATTCGTTACGCAATAAAGCATCTGCTCTTGCACCACGATCTTGTTCAGCAAATAATTTGCCTTCTACCATTTTACTCTCCTTTTTTCAAAAAATAACACAAAACGCTAATTCTGCAATACTAAAGTTATATATTGAAACCAAGGTCAATTGGCCCAACCGCCATTGCAAGGTCTGAATCGCTAATGCCAGCCTCTTTTAATAGCCCAGCAGCTTCACCAGCNTAGTCGCGTCTGGTTATATAGAAGTCATTTGTGGAACTACTTTTCCATGCGCGATCACCAGCTTTGGATATTGCGTCTCTTGCGCTAGAGAATATAGATTCAAAGTCAAGATCTACAGGGGTAGCTGCTGTTGGCACTAAAGCACCTTTTTCTAACGCATCAATTACTACATCGCTTGCAGTTCTAACTGTTGCACCACTATCGAAGTCAACTCTTGCATTTACATCTTTCCATCTGTCTTCATTAAACTCAAAGCCATATGACTGTTCAAGTTCATTTAGAATGACACCAGCAGTGTGAGCTTCTGGTATTGTTTGTTGGAAACCTTTATTTTTACTTGACTCAGACTCAATTTTATAAGTCCCATCTTCTTGTCTGCCAAGCACAGCGTTCCCATACTCTGAACCACTATCGCCAACACCAAGTAAACTACCCACCGCCATCACTGCACCTATTGGGCCTAAGAATGTTAATGCTGTAGCCGCAGTACCTGAACCCATTAACGCACCAACACTTGCAACAGCGTTGCCAACAGAAACAGCCTCACCAACACTATCTACACCACCTTCAAG